ATCATATTTAGATATATCTATATTAAATTTATTTATATCTATTTTTTTTTTCAAAATTAATAATAACTCTAAATAATAATTAATTATATAACTTTTACTATTTTCTAAATTATCAATTATTGATATAATATTATTTGATATATTTTCCATAATATTGATAATATTATTATCGTTTGTATCATTTATTATGATAATATACGAATCAAACAAATTTAAATATTTTGTTTTGTCTTTTTGAAAATCACAAAAATCATCATAATTTTCATCTAGTAATATATTATTTTTTATATATTTTTCATTTATAATATATTTTATATTTTTTAAGGAATTATAAAATATATCTTTATCAATATTAATTATATCTTTTAAAAATTCAACATATATTTTATCATTATTTTTTCCTATATATATGTATATTATATCTAATAATTCTTCTATATTATCATAATTTTTAATAATATTTTTTATATTATTACCAATTGTATCTTTATTATTATTTGAAATTTTATTTAAAAATGATATAAATAATTTTTTATCTTTATCTATATTAAATTTATTTGTCGTAAAAGTATATAGTTTTTTATCATTATTTATTTGCGGTTCGATATGATGATTTATATTTGACTTATTTGTATTCCAATTAGATTTAAAAACATTTTTTTTCATTTTCTTTTTTTCCCATAAAAATTTAGAATCATATTTTTCATTAAAGCAAGAAAATTTTGCAATTAAATTAGTTTTTTTTTTATTTAAAGTATCTATATTGATATCATTATAATTATAATTTTTTACTTTTTTTTGAAAAATATCTAAATCAATTTTAATAATATCATTATCATCATTATTCATATCTTAAATTTAGTATTACTTATATTCTTAAACTATTTTATTTAAGAATATCTAATAATATATATATATATTATTAGATATTTTATAAATAATAGTAAATATATATGAATGATTTTTTAAAAGAGATTGATTTTTATTATGAAAATTACAATATATATAGAACTGTTGTAATAATATCCGAATTATTTGATATTAATTTATTTAAATCTTTTCTAGATGCTAATAATAATTCATCATACATTATAAATAATAAAACAGATATTTCTTATATTGACGATAGAATTATATTAATTAAAAGCAATAATATTAATATTCAATCTATTTTAAATCAAACAAATGAATATAATTTATTGCTATTTTATAATATAGATTTTAATAAAATCAATTATATACAAAATTATTTTCTAGTTAATTAATTAGTATAAATGACAAATAAAAATAATTATTTTGATACAACAACTATTATATTGCTTGGATTATTGGTATTGTTATTAGTATTTTCAATACCTCTTTTTATGAATAATTCTAAAATAAATAATATCACAAGAGACTTAGATATTATTGAAACATTTTCAAATTGTGGCACTAAACAACATTTTAGCAATAAAGAACAATTTGCTAAATTAAAACGAGGAAACGATAAATTTACAAATCCTCTTCCTCCAAAAGTAATAAGTAAACCAAATAATAGCAATAAAGAAGGATTTACAACAGATGATACAAAATTAGAATTATATACAATGGCTGGTTGTGGTCATTGTGTTAATTTTAAAACTACTTGGGGTAAAATTTCAACACATCCCGAATTAGGTAAATTTGCAGTTGAGATCGGTCCATCAAATCCTGAATATGAAAAATTATGTTCAAAACATAGTATTAGAGGATTTCCACATATACAAATAACAAAAAATGGTATGAAATTAACGGAATATAAAGGTCCTAGAACAGTTATTGATATATATAACTGGTTTAAAAATACGGTTATGTAATATTTTAGTTTTTTTTTAAATTATACTATATTAATGAATAATTGTTATAAAATTATAACTAAAAATAATACACAAGGTTTATTCGATGATTCTATTGATGCGACATATATAATATATTTAGAAGGTAATATTAAAAGATTAAAAAATATACAAGAACAATTGACTAATATAACACCAACAAAAAAAATACATATATTAGTTAACAAAGGTTGGAAAAAATGTAATAAAAGTAAATATATAACTAATACAGCAAAGGATTTAGTAGATTGTAATATAACTTGTTTTAAACATGCAAAAAAACATAATTATGATAATATTTTGATTTTAGAAGACGACTTTATATTTGATAAAATAGATAAATACGATATTAAAACAATTAATAATTTTTTAAAAAATAATATAGAAAATAAGATATCTTTTTATTTTGGTACATTACCATTTTTATTTATACCTTATTCTAAATCTATATATAGAGGAATTATAAATATTTATACACATTCTGTTGTATTTACAAAAAAATTAAGAAATGATATTTTAAATTATAATTATGAAAAAATATTTTGCTGGGATATTTTTCAAAACTATAATAATAATAATAAATATTATTATTATAAACCTTTATGTTTTCAAGTAATTGAAGAAACAGAAAATTCAAAAAATTGGCCAGTATTTTCATTTATAAGACTATTTTGGTTTAAGTTAGTTTATTTATTAAATGCAAATATTGAACCGAAATTTTTTTTTGAATTTATATATTTTGTATCATATATTATTACTATATCATTTATATTAATATTATTATATATTTTAATAAAAATAATATACTAGTTATTTATTTGTTAAATAATTTTTTTATCAATTCTAAAGTGGTTAGAGTTTTCTCTTTTAATGTAGACTCTATATTTTCTGTATTTACTTTAAATTCTTCTCCTTTTTTAACATCAACACATTTATTTTTAACTTCTTTAAGTTCGTTATTTAATGATTGAATACAACCTATTAAATAATAAATTAAATAAATTAATATTAAACATATTATAAAAAAAGTTAAATCCATTTAACTTTCTAACTATTAATTACATATATTATATTAATCTTTTAGCGTCATTTATTGAAATAGTTATAAAATTATAACATACTACAAAAATTTTAATCTTATATTCTGATAAAGATTTATCAATGTCCTTGAATTTAATAAGTTTGTTTAATTTTAAATTAAAATTATAGTTCTCATCATCTAAATTAAATGTATTCAATTTTAATGAAAATTTATTACTCATATTAGTTGCATTAAAATGACCTGTTGAATCTGGCCCTTCAGGTTTTTTTGCAAAATTATATACATATATATTTGGTATTATTGGTATTTTGGTGTGATTATTTATACATGGAAAATATGATAAATAAGAGGAATCTAACTCTTCAAAAATTTTATGTTCATTNGCAACTTTATATGTTGCATTATTTAATATATCATATTCNCTATTAGTGTTATATGATGCTGTAAAATTAATATGATTNTTAAAATTTCTAGANGAGTCTTCTCTTCTTAATATCCAAATAATTTCTTTAATTGGTTTTGAAATAGTTCCCATATCTATTGTTTGTATATTTGTATTAAGTAATAAACTTTTTTCAATTATTTGTATATCATCTAATATATAATTCTTTCTACCTATCGATATAAGATAAGATAATTCATCAGTTGCTAATAAAAAACCTTCTTTTTGTATATATGCATTAATATTTATTACATTATTTTTTAGTTCTTCTTTTAAAAAATCTTTTAGTTCATAATTAGTATTATATAATTCGTTATATAATGAAGGACTTAGATCTTGATCAAGTTCATTTGAATATAATGTATATAAATCTTCAGCATCTTTTAATGTTATACTTATTTTAACTGTTATTCTATCAAAAAATGCAATAGGTAATGCTGTTTTTAATTCTTTAGTAAACCAAAAATTTAATGGTATTGTTAATTTTGTTTTTTTTATTGAAGGTATATTATTTTCCTGTGAAGAATTTGGATAATATTTGAAATCTAATTTATTATTTTTAATAATTACTTTTTTGTTATTAAAAACAACTGGATTATTTAATTTAGCGCTATTTCCAGTTATATTATCAAATCCAGTTTTATCTATTGATAAATCATACCAAATATTTAACCAATCTGCTGTTAATTTTTCCATAGTTACATCTCCAATTTTAAATTCTACTTCTTTAATCATAGATAAACCAATATTTTTTATCCATTTAAATTTTAATGTTCTATCTGAATATATTTCAGGTAATTCACAACAAAAATAAGTATTTGTTAATAAATCTTCTGAATTATCATTTAAATTGTTTGATGTAAATATATTTGTTGCACTATTTTGAGAATATAAAATAGGTGCTGTTTGAAAATCAATTTTTTTAATTGTTTTTGCCATTTTATTTGTTTTCTCATAGTTTTTAAACAATTCATCATAATCATCTTTCTTTGCTAAAAATTCGTCAGTATTAGAATCATTAATTAATTGAACTAAACCACCACTACTACTCATTAAATACTAACTTATATGAATATTTTTAATTAATTTTATATATTATTAATATGGTTTTACACTATTATGAGATGTTCCAGAAGTAACATTTGCTATTGGATAATAAGTAATACCTGGTTTTTCTGCTAATTTAAACGGTTCTTTACTAAAACCAGATTTAAATAATGATTTAATTTGATTTTCATTTGCGGCATAATTAAAATAAGATAAATCAGACATTTGTAAAGGACTTAATTCACTATTTTGGAATATTTTATCCGATAGTATATTATTGTCATCTGTTAATAGATTACCAGGATTTAAATATAATGGTGATTTATTATGTTTCATTGCTGCAGAACCAGGTGATTTATCAGATGCTCCATTAAACGGAGCTTCAACCACTCTATCTAACATATTAATACCATTTAAATAAATTTTACATGATGTTTTGAATTTATTAAGAACATCGTTTTCAGGTGTTATTTCTTTTATTACTACGGTAAACATAAACCATTTATTATCATATTCTGATGATGTCATGTTATATACACCCAATAAACCACCGTTTCTATCATCCCATTTACCAGTATCACATTTTATTAATGTTGTACCATCAGATCTATAAGCATCGGGATTTGTTAATGTATTATATTCTACTATAATTGAAGTACCGTCATTTTTCATTCTTATTAAAGGATTTTTAACAAGAATGTATTTACCATTCTTTTCCAATAAACAATTTTTACCACCGGTTCCATTATTTGCATACGGTACTTGTAACATACTTCCTCTCATAAATAATATAATATCTTCACTATGGGGATTTGATTCTAATAATGCTTTTCTATTGATATTTAACCAAAAATTATATGTATATTCAGCCCCACCTGCTTGATTTATAGATGGTGCTAAATCTCTAAATGTATTAGAATTTGCTAAAAAAGTATTATATTCGGTATTGTGATACAAAGAATAATCATAAATTCCATTAAATATAGGAATTTTCTTTTTAATACTTCTTGAATTTTTTATTATATTTAATCTTTCATAATTATATATCATGAATGCTATTAATAAAAGTATTAATACAACAAATATACCCAATATCGCCTGAATTATTAGTGATATCATACTTTTTATAATTACTCTACTAATATAATATGATTTTTTTAAACTTTATAATAATATAAAAATAATTATCCTTAAATTTAATTCATTTTATAAATTGGATTTCTAACACCATATGCACCTAAACCTAATTTGGCCATAAAATTATCTATTGGTCCTTCATTATAATTATTATGTATATCTCGGTCATTTAAATCATAATTAAACATCGTAAATTTACATAATAATCCAGCAAATCCAGGTGTAGTATCAGGATCATGTTCTCCACCAACTATTAAATTGTCGTTTTTATCTAAATCTAGATTTGTAATATCATATTTGTGTACACCATCTAAATCTTCTCCTAGACCTCTCATTGTTTCACCTTGTCCAGCAATTCCTACTAAATCACCATCAACATATGTTGCTATGCTACCACCTGTACTTGTTCCATAATCATTTATTACTATACCAATATGAACCCATCGTTGTATAGGGACATATTCAATACACACCCCTTGTTTCATATAGTCTTTGAATTTTGAAGTATACGGACCTAAAACACCTTCAGCACCTGATTGGAAAAATTCTTCGATGGATGATCCACCACCATTTTCTCCCCATTCTACAGAATCTTGATATTGATCTTTGTTATAAAAATCTTGTTTTTTAGAAAATCTTATGAACAATTTATTTTTTTGTTTATCTAAAAATATTTGAGGAGATCTATCTTTTAATTGTGTTTCATTACCAATATATAATACATTTTTAAAATATTGATGCGCCATATCTTTAATATATATCCAGAATGTATATGTTCTTTTTAATCCATTCCCAGATGGTAATTTATAATCTAAACTGAATTTATTAAGTTTATTACATAATACTGGTATTTTTGTTCCACTTACAACTAATTTTGATTGATTAAACACTGTTTTTGTTACAAAACGATACATTAACCATGCTACAATACCAGCAAATATTATTACTATAATTAAACCAATTATTGTTTCGGGTTTATTTCCCATATTTTGCACACTATTTTTAATTGTATTTGTAACTGTTGAAGCGGTATTTCTTACAGCATTTGTAGCAGTATTTGTGATACCTGCAGATGCTCTTCCTGGACTATTAAATAATGAATTTGTTTGACCTTTAGGTATATCCATCTATAATTATACTTATCTATTTTAAGAATACAAATTTATATTAATACAATTAATATGATAACTTCCTATTTGATAATAATGACTATTATAATTGAATCCTTTTTTAGTATTTTTTTTTTGTAATGATAAATAACTTAATAATTTAGTAAAGTTATTATCAGTCTTTATTGTTTTATTTTTAATTTCTATATTCGATAAAATAAAAATTTGATAACTAATTATATCAATCGCTTGTTCAATTAAATTTCTATTTATCAATAAATCAAATAAACAAAAATCATTAATAAAATTTTTATAATATATATTTTTTTTTTTTAAGTCACTTTTTCTATTTTTTAAAACATTTATCAAATTTTCATGAAATCTTAATGATATTAACCATGTATCTGTAGATATTAATCTAATTATATTATCTATTTTTATATTATTTTTATAAATATATTCAATATCTATTATTGTGTCTACTTCTTTATTACTTTCATCTTCTATCATAATTATTCCATTTGCTATATTTCCGTCTATTTTATTTATTATTTGCTCTAATTTTTTTTCATTAATTTTTTTATTGTTTTTTAATATTTTTTTAATTTCTATTTTATTTAATTTTTCACATTCAAATATTTTACATTTTTTTTTTATATTTCCAATTTTTTTTAATATTTCCGTATTACAAATACATACTATACATATATTCTTATTTTTTTTACTATTTAATATATTATATAATGTTGAATTTATTGTTCTATCTATTGATATTAATATATCATAATCATCTATTAGAATTAATTTTCTATTATCATTATTAACATTATTAAATATATCTACTACATTCTTTTTAGTTGTAGTTTTTTTTTGTAATAAATCTTCAAAATCATAGCTATTATTTACATTACTTGGTGTAAAACGTATTGTATTTAATTTTAATTCATTACATATTTTATTTATTTTATAAGTTTTACCTATCCCGCTTTTTCCATGTATTATTATACAACTATCAAAAGATATATTTTTTTTATTTTTATTCTTTTCTAATAATTCTTCTATCAATTCTTTCATTTATATTATTTATTTACTATTCTCTTAAATTGCTATATCTATTATCATATATATTATAAATGATATTATTATTANTATTGGTAGTATTATTTCTATACTTATTATATTATTTTTTTCATAATTATAATGTTTTATATCNCCGTTATTATCGAATAGTAAAAATGGTTTAATAGTAAATAATAATAATAACAAAGTTATATATATCATTACTATTATATATTTTCTTGAATACATATTTCTATTATAAATATAATATTATATTAAGAAGAAATATGAAAGCTATTAAACCTATATTAATATTATCAATTATTATTATCACATTTATTATTAGTTCTAAATATTTTGTAGAAAATTTTATAATATATCACGATAATGATACCAAAAAAAATAAATCATATTATTTAACATTATATGATAAAAAATATAAACCTAAATATTATATAAATTCTATACCTAAAAGTGATAATGAATTTAAAAATAAACTAAATAAAATATTCAATATTAATAATAATATTAAAACATTAATTAATATTTCAGAAAATATTAAATGGAGTAATTGGATAACTGCTAATTATTTACATTATAATATTTACAATAAATTTTATAAATATATTGCAAATATTATTGCTTTTTATAATATTAAAATAATTTATAGTATACTTAAAAATATTAAAATTAATTATAATAATAAAGATAATCTACTATTAAATATTGACTTATTATTACATGATAATACAATCAATGCTAAACATGCAAATATATTAGTTTATTATAATAATGATAAATTTTTTATTATATATATTAATGTAATTGGTGTTATTACTGATTTTGATATTAAAAATAATACATATTTAAAAGATATTAATATTGAAAACTCTTTTAATAATATATCAAATATAACTAATAATACTAAAAATTACAATATTAACAATTTTCGTAATTATGACAATAAAGAAACTATTACCGACGAATATGTCGATACTTTTATTAAACAATATTTATTAAATAATATAGATAGCAATATTTATAATGTTAATGATTTAATTGATATTAAAAAAAATATAAAATATAAAGAAAATGAAAAATTAGTTAAAAATCATTTTATGAATAAATTATTTAAAGAAACCATTATAACTCCATATAATTATTAAAATGGTACTACCATTGTCTTTCTTTTTAATTCATTTACATTTGCGCCCTTAAGATTTTGCGAACAATTTGTATTTGTTTCAATACTATTACTATTAATTCTTACACGAACAGGTAATACATATCTTTCTGTATCCGGTAGATATTTAAATTCAGATTTTTTTGATGAAGTTGTCGCGGCATTACCATATCCAAAACGACCAGCAATACTGTCTTCTTGTTTATCTCCACCCCCACGAAGACCACCGCCTCTTGTTGCACCTCCACTTCTTGTAATACCACGAGTTGCGCCTCTATAATTATCACTTTCGTATATTTCTTTTTCTTTGTACATTAACATAAATGTAATATACATAATGCCTGTTTTTTCTGTTGTTTCTTCTAGACCAAGTTCTTTTTCTTCTTCGGTTGGTTTATAACCAACTTCGCACGCTTTTTTTGTTTGCCATTGATATTGACCATTGGGATTTTGATCAAATTTATAACTATTATATTTATTGTTTGGCAATGACCACATTGTTCCATCTCTGTCAATATTACATGGAATAATTGATTCTTCATTTCGATATTCGGGTTCTTCATTATCCACTGCAAAACCAACCGCATAATCATATCCAGATTTACCAATAATATTGATATTTGAAATATCTACTACTAAAGGACTATCGTCGCATAAGATTCTATAACCTTTATTATCTTCACTCTCATATACTTCAATATCATATTGCTGTAAATAGTTTGTTCTTTCTTTAGAATCCATTACATCATAACTATTTTTTCCTTTACCAAATTTTAGTTTAAAATTAACATTATTATTATTAGTTTCGTAGTTAATATCGATTTGATTTACTGTTTCCTTGAACATATTTGATATATATATTTACATAATATAATCATTTTTTTTTAATTAATACTAAAACAAAAACCTTTTTTTAAATAGTTTATATAAAAAAAAAATGATTATATTCTTTATTTATACCTAACATGACTAACGAACTTAATACCGCTTTTAAAATTCACCAAGAAATTTATGATACTAGAAAAATAGTTCAAAACAAAAAAACACAATGTAGTAAATTAAAAGAGTATATTAGTTCCTTTAATAATGATTGTAATTATACTAATAAACATATTGATGAAATTAATCTATCTATCAAAAGTCTTGATAATTTTCTATATTATGAGTCATCAAATCCAACTTATTTTACTACATTATCTATCAAAAAAGAATATACGGATGAACTAGAAACATTAAATGAAGAAATTACATATGCGAAAAATAGCATTGCATATTATGAAAATGAATTAAAACGAAAAGATATTGAATTTATGGCACATAATACATATATTGATAATTTATATAAAATGATTCCTCGTATTAATAGGTGGAGTAATATTCTAAATATGAGCGAATATGAAAAAGATATTGAAGAATATCACAATAATAATAATTTTCTAATGCAATTATCTCATATTGATAATCCTAGAAGAAAAAGACAAAGATATTAGAT